CCCTGTTTTCGCCTATGTCTGCCTGCATCTGCGTCATTGCCGAATGCCATCGCATCCGCCATCGTCTTTCCCGGCCTTTGCCGATTCCTCCGCTGCTTTGATGGGTTTTTTAATCGCAGCCGCAATATCGGTAGAACTGGCAAAAACAGCTTTGAGCGCATCCTGCCCTTTCTGAGCAAGGTCTTCTGACGCATCCCATGCNGCTGAGGCATTCATTTTCATTGATTCATAAAACTCTTTATCTGCAGCTTCTGCACCAGGGAGAATTGACATAAGATACGCCACCCATGAAGCGACTTTCATAATGCCTGAAGTCAGAGCCATCGCCGCCGCCGCCGCTCCATAAAATACTCCCATGACCCCTGAGAATGTACGGATTAGAACAGTCCCCATAAACAGCTCGACATCTTTTATGGTCGCCATGAGCCTGTCCATCTTGTCGCGTACCGTATCAACCGGAGGGCCTAACGCTTCAACCTTCTGCTTTGCCGCATCCAGTATGACATTCAATCTAACCTGTTGCTTTGTCGCTGCATCAAGAGCGTCTTTCGTGGTGCCTATTTTCTTTGCATATTTATCGTATTCAGATTCAAGATCGATGATAATGCCCATCTGCGCAAGAGTCATTAACCGCCCGGATGCTGCCGCAACGACCATTTTATTGAATGCTTCTGGAATGGTGCCTCCTATAACATCAGTAAGTTGTTCGGCAACACTCGTAAATTCTGCCATTTGTCGCGGATTCAAAGACAGGTTCAATGCAGATGCCGCCATGTCTGCCGCTTCACCCATCGAAATCAATCCCCTTGATGCATCCTTCATAGTCTTGATGATCTGCTCACCTGTCATGTCATACTGAGATCCAAGGGCATTTAATGCGGCAATCCGCTCATAATAATCGGCGGCCTTCTCTGCCATATTCCATCCATGTTGTATGGCGAAAAACGCTGCTGTTGCCGATGCCGCTAACCCCATCCAGTTTGCTTTCAACTTTGCAAACATGGAGGTTTGCGTACCATACTGCATTTCATTAAGCGCCTTGAGCTTCGCCGTCTTTGCGGTTTCTGCACGGAGGATGTCGTTTGCCGTCGCCTTCGCATTGTTGGCGATCATATTATAAGAGTTCATGATTTTGGCGCGCATCAAGTCCATTTCAGCACTTGATTTTACACCAAGGTTCTTGAAGTTCTGTTCAAGACTTAGAGATGTTTGCGTAGCATCCTTGAGCAGTTTTTTCTGACCCTTGAGGTATTTGGATGAATCAAGATCAAGTTCAACGAATATAGTGCCCGCCGGTTGTCCTATCGCCATTTTGTCACCTTAAAAAGTCCCACCAAATGCAATCGTTCCTTGAGAGATAACCCGCTTGATATCCGTTCGTGAACCGGTCAATGACGGTCTTAAAAACGGCGTGTAATATTCAACAACCTGTGCATAGTAAACCTTCTTGTTGCCTGCCATTACCCATACATTGTGGGTAGGATCGCCATATTTTCTTACCACGCGGATGGTGCTTTTCAATGCACCCGCATCCCTTGCCGTCCAGTATGCACCGGCATATCTTCCCGTCTGATATACAGGTCTCGATAAAGTCCCTACGGGACATTTCAGACGTGCCTTTTCTGCAATAATGTTGCCTGCCGCCTCAAGTCGATCCATGGCATTGGCATAGATTTGTTCGTCATGTTTCATGGGATTCCAACTTGCCACTCTCATTTCATAGTCCTATCACCGATGAATTGATGAAACAACCACACAACCTTCTCCATACACCTCTGCTGATCTCGTATCCCGTATAAGTCCATCATCATTTTCACCGCAAGAAGATTGATGTCAACGACATGCCCCTGCTCTGCCGTGATATACTGCCGTCTGGTAGACAGATATATTTTAATAACGTCATCGTTTTCCTCCGTCAACTGGACCCTGCACCTGTCGCATGGCGGCTCCTCCGGCGGCTTTCGTCTCCTATACAATGCTCGGCATCCTTCGCACCGTGACGCGTGGGCATCATGCCACCGCACGAAGTCTATGAGTTTTTTTCCGATACCTCTATCTGTGCCGTTTCCTGCTCCGTGAGAGTGTTCAGCGACTCCGCAATAAACGCGGCGAATTTCTTTGACTTCTCCATCAGCATGATCTTATTCTCTTTCGTGCAGGGTATCTCCTTCCCCTTCACATCATAGAGATTTTCCCATGCCACGATGACGGCATCCCAGAACAATTCATTCTCAAGGTCGTTATTCACATCCTCCGCCACGAACCGCTCCGCTTTGCCTTCAACTCGCTTATACTCAATCTTCTTTGTCACCGTCTTTTTACGGATGTCTTTCCAGTCGGATATGGAGAGGGAACGCAGTTGCACCCGCCCTCCCCCTTCCAACTCAAACCATACCCCTTTGCTTTCTTCAAGATCGAATACCGTCATAAATCCCCCTATTCCAGAACCCACGGCCCTGTGCAACGCCCCTCGAACTCAATCGTGCCAAGACCGCTTTTGTCGATGCCGATAGGGATGGAAGTCACATACATGCCCGCATCTGTTACCGTAGTGACATCCGGTGTCCAGTATGAAGTATTGTCCACATAGAGTCTGATATTGGTAACTTTCACGTTGTTCATCAACGCGCTCAGAAGAACCCCCTGACCTGTAGAATCAGTGGGATCGTATAACCCGCCGAAGCTCACAGTCCCGTAGTCCAAGAGACCCGTGATGAACTGCTTTGCCGTATCGCCGAATGATGTGGTTTCCAAAAGATCAACGCTTATTCCGTTGAGCTTCCACGACCCCATCCCGACGATTGTGTCTGACCCAAGGGTCACCTTTGCATTATTGCCCGCTAAAAAAGCCATTTCTATTACCTCCTTGTTGTTACGCTACTTGTTTATTTTTAACCACCCCATGCTCTATCGCATGAGCCGCTTCAACCTCTTTCACCTTGTTATATAACTTCCATGTGCCATCATTGACGATCATCTGCGTGAGATGCCCTGCAACACATCCCGTATCAACATATATCTGATACCCTGCCCGCCGCAAATCCCAACAGAAACCTATATCCTCACCCACCGGGCCGCTTGCCGAAGTCCTGAAATGGAACCACGGCGGCGGCATATTGCGGAACACGGACATCTCATACATGATACACCCCGTCCCTGTCGCATCAACTTCTACCAGTTCGCCCGGTGTCCACTCCGTTATTACTTGGTATTTCGTCAGCTCGCCCCGCAGCATCAACGGGTCAAATGGAGGATACCGCCGGTATACAAGACATGCCACAATCTGTTTCTTATGCCCCATGAGCCTGCTTATCGTGTCCTGTTGGTATATCTGGTCGGTGTCCATCATGATAATGTGGGTGCATCCCACCGACATGGCCTCCCTGATAAGATTGTTCCGCATGGCATCCACCGGCCCGTTGCTTGAGCGCAGGTAGTAAAACGGAGGCTTGTCCATGGCCAGAAACGAATCAAAGAATGCGCCCGGGACCATGGGAAACGAAAGAGGTATCCCTATGCCAAGTTTGTACTCCTGCCGCACCAAGGTAAGCGTAGGTTTCTTTTGCCTGATTTCTTCGCCATACTCTATCATTTGTGACGCTATCATTTTCGCATCATGGTTCTCGGTGACATATCGTCTTAGAAACGCCGAATCCTCATGGTTGTATTTCGCAAGCTCTGCCTCTATCCATTCCCTTGACAACGGATGCCTATACCTCCGCCCTGAGAAATTGCATTCCGCTATGTCGGCAATGTTGTCTTTTGTCACATACCCGTCGCCGACTGCACCGATATACCTGCGGCAGTCCGCTATCAATACTGGCTTCCCCTGCGCCATCGCCTCAAGCGCACCACGCCCCAGGGTAATGCAGACATCCGCCCATGCTATCTGATCTTCAATGGGTATGTTCATATCACTGATGCGGAGATTGTATTTTTCAGATAGAAACGCAAACGGATCTTCAACAAGAACACCCCGCCGAATGACGAGGATGTTTTTTAACTCTGTATTCGGCTTGCTCCATTTCCCTATATGTATCGGCTGCCCTATTACCCGGCTGTCAATGCCCCTTTCCAGATTGCTCTTTCTTGTTTCCTCGCTCACGGAAATATACCCATCAGCCCCCGGCTGATACTGCTCATCTTCTATAATCCCATGAGATATATAGAGCTTTGTCGCTGCATTCGCCATAATGTTGGCGTACTGTTCTCGATGACTGCAAATGATGTAGTCCCATAGTTCATCAGCGCACTCCCTCGGATCGGATGTCATTGTCACGCTATGCCCTAAGTTATATAATGTCTCTCCCAAGCATTTCATATACCGGCTTGACCCGCCTTCGTGTACGTCGCCGCTCACAAACCTTGCGGTAATGAGTATTTTCGCGCCCCCCTCATGTACCGCTGCGTGTTCGTGAATACTCTGCCGGATATAGATATCTTTGCCCCACTTCTTCCGCAGAAACGCCTCCGCCTTCTCACATACTTCAGCGTAATCAGCCTCACCCGCCTTCTCCATGCTTTTGAACGTCTGACTTCCTTCATGATGCACATAGCACCCGTAAACTATGCCGACCCGATGCCCTGCTTCCTTCGCCCGTAAACAGAAATCAATCTCCTCTCCGGAAGCCGGCCAGATTGACTCGTCAAACTCGCCTATCTCGTCATATAATGATTTCCGGAAAGCCATGCAAAATCCGATTACCCAATTCACCTCTTCGGTATGATCGCCATAGTGCTGCGCCTGTAGCAATGCCTGTTTGTTAAGTCCAGTCCATGTAGCATATTCTTCTACCTTTACCCGCTGCTTTCCGGCACAGTAGTTGCAAGTCGGACCGACAATGGAATATTCAGCCAATGCATTGACCAAGAGTTCCGCCCACCTGTCCGTCACAACAACATCATTGTTCAGCAGAATAATCACATCACCCGTCGCAGCCCGTATACCTTGATTGACGGCGGCTGGAAATCCCAGATTGCTTTCATTGCGAATGACACGGCAGGGGACAAAGCCCGTATACGGTTTTTTCAATGGCGGCGACGACCCATTGTCAATGAGAATAATCTCATATTCCTGCTTCATGGTTGTCCGCACTGAATCTACGCAATCTTTCGTGAGCTTATGCTCGTTGTATACCGGTATGACAATCGAAATCATAATCAATCCTGTACCATGATAGAGTAGTCAACGGCCCAATGCTTCATGCCGAAGGTCCCCGTTGCTGTTGTTATCTCGTCAATCATTGTCGCCAGGTGCCGCCTCTGCATCCATATGTGCGTATCCCCGGTGATGGTAAGATCGCAGCCGTCAAACAATGTTGTTAAATTTTCGTATATCGTGCTGATTTCCGTAGCCCCCGGGAGTGCTGAAAAAATGGAGAATTGAACCAACGTATCCTCAATCTTTTCCGTGAATGTATCTGTCGGATAACTGGTGACGATAAAGAACACCACATACGGCAATGTCGCCTCCTGCGGAGCTTCATCCAGATATATCCGCCCGCCGACAGAAGTTGATAGAGCCGACCCGACCGTCTTTGTCATTATAGCCGTAAACAATTCTCTCACACCGCCTCCTTGCAGGTAATGTCAAGCCACTTCCCCACCACAATGGGAGGCCCGGCAATATTATAATATTTCGTACCCTCTACTATTCTCTGTGATGACTTTACCCCAGACCTGTACCGGATACGGAAGTTATGTATCGCAAGCCCCGTCGTCACCATTGCCTGCACCGCCTCGTCGCTTCTGTGCGTCGTCTTCTTCGCCCATACGGTAACGACATTAGACCATGTGACCGCGTATCCGCCCATCCCGTCGGCAACACTTGTCTTGTCCTGAATCGTAATCCTCGTAGTAATCTCGCCTATCATTGTCATATGAAATCATCCCATAATCGATATGATGCCAGAAGTTTCTGCACCGTCCGGTTCTCTTTATATGACGCTAATTCCACTATCTGCGATTCCCTGTTTTCGTAGAGGTCGGCGGCGATCAAGCGTATCGCGCTTTTAATGGGAGAGGGAACTAATGCCGCCGTTGTCCACCCGCACGTGAATCGAATAGTGATTGGATTCGAGGGATAGAGGGTATCGGACGGCCAAGTTCCCTCGTAAGGCAATACAATCTTCCCGCACTG